CTAAAGCACAAAACAATCAATCGGATCTGAATAATGCATCAACTATCAGTAGCAATGAAACGAAGTCTGAGTGACTCACGGGCTGCTGCAAGGCTTTCTCGGGCATCTTCTCATAGGCTTCGATTATTCCTTTCAGCGAGTCAAGTAGCTCTGACTTTGTGGGCCTTGTACGAGATCGTATGGGTATTTCTGTTGCAGGGGGCTCGCGTTCTTTAATCTTGATAGGGATCTCAATATCATTATCATCGAGCCTAAGGAAGTTGTCCCAATGCTTTGTGAGCACGCGCATATACTGCTGCCCCCCATCAATGGCTATCTCACCGCAGGTGCATTGAACATAATCATGAGTGTGAAAGCTTTCCAAAACATCATTGCAAAGTCTGCATTTGGCTCTATTTCTCATAGGATATATGCCTGAACCTCTCGCACCTAAGCAGTTAGAATTCGTTCTTAACTCAACACGGAAGTGGAACATAGCACACGGCTCTGTCCGATCCGGCAAGACTGTAGCTACTCTCTTTCGTTTCATGCAAGCTTGTTATAACTGCCCTGACAGCCAGATATGGATGATAGGCAAGACAAAGACTACGATCTTTGAGAACTGTGTCCAGCTGATCATCAATGAGCCTCCCAAGGGAATGCCTGACCCCTTAGGTATATATAGACCATTCTGCACGTGGTTCAAGGGCGACGGCGAGCTGCGCTTTATGGATAAGACCATTTCTACTCTCGGCGCTAAAGATAATTCTATGGTCGGCGTCATTCAAGGTAAGACGATCTCGCTTTGCTATTGTGATGAGATGACGCTCTACACGCCGGAAATGATCAACATGATCGACACTAGGCTTTCTCTTCCTTATTCTATGGGCTTTGCATCGATGAACCCATCCCATCCATCTCACGAGCTTAAGAAGTGGATAGACTTAGCGGACAAGGGAGATGCGAACTATTACCAGCTGCACTTCACCTTGGATGATAACCCTTTTGTAGATGACAACTACAAGTACCGGATCAAGACCAGCACGAGTGGAATCTTCTATAAGCGCAACTATCTTGGTCTCTGGTGTCTCGCCGAGGGTTCGATCTTCGACTTTTTCGATAGATCTTTGCATGTCTGCAAAAAGAAAGCCCCCCGCAATGCCGAATATTGGATTGCCGGCATTGACTACGGCGCAACAAATGCTTTCGCTTGCCTGCTCATTGGCTGCTCTAGCGGGAAAAATGAAGGCACCAACATTCCTATGATGTGGGTGCAAGAAGAATATTACTGGGACAGCCGGAAGACGAATAAGCAAAAGACGAACTTTGAATATGCGCAAGATGTGAAGAACTTCCTAGAGCCTTATGGTGTTAAGCTCATCTATATGGATCCATCTGCAGCCTCATTCAAGGAAGAGCTGCGGCGAATGAACTTCAGAGTAGTCGACAAAGTGAACAATGATGTTCGCGATGGCATAGGCTTTATGTCTTCTAAGATGATGCTAGGGCAGCTTGTTGTGTGCGCTTCATGTCCTAACCTGATTCGCGAGATTGAAAGCTATGTTTGGGACGAAAAAAAAGCAGAGCGAGGGGAAGAGGAGCCAATAAAAAAGGATGACCATGCTATTGACGCTATGCGCTATGCCTGCTTCAACCACAAGATTGCATCTTTCGATCTTGATGACTACAATCGCAAACTCGATCAGCAGTTTAGGGAGAGAAATTGGCCAGGGAATAGGTTTTGAGCATGGAGTGGATAGAACGAAAGGAAAAGGAAATTCCTATGAACCAAGAAGTATTGGTCATTTGGAAAGGGCGCATAGGCATTTTATACAGAAGTTACGATTGCTATTATTGCTCCATCTGCCCTGAGGATTTTGATGAAACAATGAATATGGACAAAGAATGTCAAGAACGAATCGATTATTGGATGCCCTTACCGGAGCCGATATTTAGAAAAAGTTAGGTTTTGAGCATGGATGATCGAGGAAGAATACGAGAACACGTTTACGTAATGGCAAAGGTACTCGAAAGGGCTTTGATAAAGGGCGAGACCGTTCATCATAAAAATGGTAACAAATTAGACAATCGTCCCGAAAATTTGGAATTAGGGGACAAATCCCAACCTGCTGGGCAAAGAGTAGAAGATAAAATTAAGTGGGCTGTTGAATTTTTAGAAGGGCATGGGTATAAAGTAATAAAGTAAAATCTTTATTACCGGAGGCCCAGGTGTCTTTTTATTATCCACCTTGGAATAACTCTCTAGAACCGAGTCAGGGCAATATTCGCCAATGGCTTGATAATCTTTTTTCGAAATTTCAACCTATAGAACAGGCACGGCCTTTCGCCCCTTCTCGCTGGTGAGGAGGGGCGAAAGGCGCAAAAAATCGATGGAACCAAAGCAATATCGACTCCCTCTTCTACGCTGGCGCGCAGACATTCATAAATAGATATTTTAATTTCACTCCGTCCAATTCGTTCCAAAATTTCTATTTTAACCTGCTGCAACAGCCCGTAAACATGGTCACAGGCTACCAGCGCCAGCACCGCAAGGGTCTCGTCTATCTTCCCAACGAGTCCTCCGATCCACAGACGTGCGACCAGTATACGAAGATAATCACTCAGTTATGTGCTCAAGGGGCTATCCATGAACAGTTCTCACGTGGTTGCGAGCAGTCATGCATCACAGGCTTTAATCTGCTCCAGCCCTACCTTGACTACACTAGTGGGGATCAGGCCCAGGGCGAGTTGAAACTCAAAGTGTGGGAATATAACTCGTTCCTGGTAGATCCTTATTTCCGCTCTCCCGACATGGAGGACGGGCAATTTGTCTGGTGCCAAGAGTATATCTCCAAAAAAGAAGCCGAATTCCGCTTTCCTGACAAGATCGACAGCATCCGACCGATGGCTGGAACCCCGCAACGCTATGGATCTTTCTACTTCCTTCCTGAAAACTACAACATGGCGCGCAATGACCTCATGGTGTTGAGTTATGTGTGGTATAAATGGAAGAAGAAAAAAAAGAGACTTTACAGCCACACCAGGAACCAATTCTTTGACTTTGCGGGTGGCGATGGCAACATGGATCAGCTACTTTTTAGTCTTCCCGATATGGAAGAAGTCAACGTAGAGGTGCCCACTTGGAAACTTGCTACCGTCCTCAATGATCAACTCATGTATCAAGGAGACAATCCCCTTGGCTTTGATGAATGCCCTTTCGTTGCTGTTTATTGGAATTATGAGCCTCATATTAATTACTACGATCTCCGCTGTCGTGGTCTGGTTAGGACTATGCGGGATTCGAACTACTTGCTTAATCGTCGTATCATTCTTAATCACGACATTACAGAGGCTACAATCAATGCTGGCTGGAAAAGGAAAGTCGGCGCAGTCGCTAACGAAGACAACCTCAAAAAAGCGGGGCAAGGATGGGACATAGTCATCAATGAAGGCTATGAGCTCATGGATTGCGAGAAGATCCAACCCTCCGGTGTTCCTGAGTCCGACATGGCCCTTGCCGACCAGCTTAGAAGCCTCATATTTGGCACATCAGGCGTAGACCTGGAGAACTGGTCAGCTCAGAACGATAAGCAAGCCTCGAGCCTCACAACGATGCTCAAGCAGGCCGCTAACCTGATGGTGCTACAAAAGTATTTTGATCAGTGGGATTATTCTCTAAAACTCTTAGGCGACAAACTCCTCAAGATTGTCCTCAACAATTGGAATGCCGAGAAAGTCAAAACGATGATAGGTGAAGAGCCCACGGCCCTCTTCTATAGTAAAATTTTCGCGCATTACAAGGTGACAGTAGAAGAAGCGGATTTGACCCCGACGCAACAAAGCGCGCAAGCGCAACAGATGTTAGATATCAACCAGATGTTCGCTCGTGAAGTCTTCCCACCAAGCATGATTATCCCCAAACTCAATATCACAGGCAAAGGCGAGATCATTCCATTCCTCCAACAACAAGAGCAAGCAGCGCAGGCGACACAGCAGGAAGCGACGACTATTCAACATGCTTTCCAAGAAGCGCAGCTTAAAGAGCTCATGTCAAAAGCGGCCAATAACATCGCCTCTGCTAAAGAGCGTTATGGACGCTTCGAGAGCAACATTGGCCTATTGGAAGAGCGTTTGTCCGAGCTATCTAAGAACCAAGCGCTCTCGACTAAAGCCAAGATGGAGGCTTTGGAGAAAATGGTGGACGTCATCGCTAAATATGGCGAGGTTGAGACTATGCTCCGGATGAACCAGATCGACTCTTATGACTATAAGAATGAGCAGAATGAGCATAAAGAACAAGATGAAGCACGGCGCAAGGCTTTCGCAGATGAGTTTGCATCTACAATCCTTCAAGGAAAAGCTGGCTAACAAAGATAGTAAGAATATAATTGAGGAAAAACCTTAACACGGAGAAAGGTTATGAGCGGCAGGAAAATTGACGACATGGGAGGAATGCCCCACACTGCAGATATGGCACTGAAGTCGAAAACTCATCTCAAAGAGTATAGTTCGGCCGAGGGTGCTGGAGCTATGCACAATTACCCAGATACAACTGAAGCAATTAAATCCGATCAGATGCGCGGTATTGGCAAAGCGAAGGGTCATCCTCTGAAAGATGGCAATCGGTATTAATTACCTTTAGGAACGGGGTGGTTATCTTCGCGATGGACCGCCCATTTAAAATAATGTTTACGAAGTATAGCCCTGTATAACTTAGTATAACTAGGTATAAGTATGTTCAAGAACCCGATTGCACCCAAAAAAGAGAAAGATGGCGACTATCCTTTCGAATTTAAAGCTCCTCCTTACGACAAGCGCTCTTCATGCTTCATGTCTGCTGGCGACGATTGGGGTGTTGGCCATAGAGCTCCTATCGGCCTCGAAAGAGCGGGGATGAAGAAGTCTCCTATCCCACAGACTGTAAAGATGGCCAAGGCGAAGGATGTTTATGGCCAGGAGCTGTAAGAGCTACTATATCAAGGAAAACCCGCACAAAGTCTCTCACACGGATAAGAAGCAGACTGGCATGGGCGATTTCTATGGGACTGGAATGAAGGCTAAACTGGGTCGCGTGAGAGACGCTTACGGCCCTATTATCACTCCTGTTTCTAAGAAAGGACTCAAGACTCCCCCAAAATCAGTTGTCTAGATTAAAAATCAGGTCTGGATGTTTAGATACGTATCGCTCGTGCCCATCGCTTAAGAAGTTTTTTTTTCCGTTTCACCATCTTTAAGTTCTTCATCCCACGTCTTTCTGTGCGCCTGAGCTGTATCATTAATAAAGTCGAATCTTCCTTGCGAGTTTCTGGCCAACTGGAAAGAGATACTTACCACATCGAAGTCGTTAAAATTAGGAAAATCCATTTCAAGGATATCGTCTTCTTTTTTAAGACTCAGGGTGTGCTTTCCTCCTTGGTTCATCATAACCATTTCAGAGGAATTTAAAGTCACTTCAATGTTTAGTGTCTGCTTGAGTCTGTATTCCATCTATGCTCCAATTATTTTCCCTTTTGGTTGTATACTCTCTAAAATCTTCTTGATCTTATCCTCGCTAAAATCATCCGGCTCTGGCCTTTCCAGCTGGTAGGGATGATTTACGAATGTCTTTATGCTCGCTTCAATGATGTCATTTGCAAAGATATTACCCTTTTGGAACTGCTTCCATAGTTCTGTGGAGGGCAAGATCCAAATTATTTCTAATATATCTGTCTTAGATAAGGCCCTAAACAGATAGCTATTTGGCTGTGGCTTGGGTTTTGTCAGTCTGGGTTGCCAGATCATCCGCTTTGTAACGCCGTCGTCGGCCGTTCGAGGATGGCCAAAGACATAGATGTATGGGAAGTGCTCTTGCATAGAAAGAGCGTCAGGATTGCGCTTTAAGCAGTCCTCAGCTCCCTGGAAGATGTTGACATCTTGATCTTTCTTGAAATGTTCAAGGCGGTCGTGGGCTTCAAGTCTGTTAAGTTTCACTTTCTTGCCTTAAAGTAAATAATTTAGTTAAATAAGTTTATGCTACTAAACCTTTTACTTGGTGCATCATGACCGTTAATCCCCAAAATACTCAAGAAAATGTTGCCGAAAGCAAGCCATCCGAAAAGGAAATTAACTTCCGCAAGCAGGAAGAAATGTTCAAAAGACAGCTGGAAGCGGAACGACAAGCACGCCTTCAGGCCGAGGAAAGAGCAGCGAGTCTGGAGAAGGCTGCACATCCTCCTTCTCAAGATGATGAAGATGATGACTCTGAGCCATATGTAGACAGAAAGAAGCTCAAGAAGACTCTCAACAACTTTGGGCAGAATGTCCAAAAACAGACGCAGGCGGATATCCAAAAGGCCGTAGGCGAGGCTCTTGCTAACGAAAGGCGTCAGCAATGGCTAGAATCTAACCCCGACTTTTACGAGGTGATGAACCATGCTGACAAGTTTGCGGAAAAGGCTCCTGGACTGGCAAAGGCTATTTTATCGATGCCTGAAGGATTTGAAAGACAAAAGCTTGTATATGAGAATATCAAGATGGCCGGCATCCACAAAAAAGAGGAGCCGAAGCCGAGCATCCAAGAAAAGATAGACCAGAACCGGAGATCTCCCTACTATCAGCCATCAGGCATGGGTACAGCTCCCTATGTTCCTATGGGGGATACTTCTCCTCAAGGACAAAAGGCGGCCTATGATAAAATGCAGGAATTAAAAGCACGTCTTAGGATATAGACTATCTACAAGGCTAGAGAATTTTGGGGACGTTAGCAGCGTCCCCCTTTTTGTTATGGAAAAATGTAGAAAATGTAGAACGGACTGCAAGAAGAAAGGCTGTCACATCACGGAAGGCGGAGAGGTCTTCTATTTCTGTCTTCTCTGCGCTACTTTAATCAATCAACTTTCTGGCGCGAATCGTGTTCATCAATTCATAGATGATGAGAAGCTGGACTGTATCAACACAGGCATCCCTAAAGCAATGGTTCTTGCAAGAATGAAGAGAAGCAAGGGGGAGTCTCCATGGAATCAAGAAGATTTACAATAATTTCTTTAATTGCTACCTTGAGGTCTCGTTTGCATGTACGTCAACATGCTCGCGTAATAGGGATCTCGCACCCCTAATCCGGATGTAAGAAAACGGACGTAATACGCTCTCGTCCACGGATCTGCATCTTAGAAGTAATTAGACAAAGGAAAAGAATATGTCTATTACAACTACCGGTAATCTTGGTCCACTAATTTTACAGAGTTTGGCGCCTGCTATGTTGTATGTGCCAACTCCGACCATACCCTAATTTGTGGTCATTAAATCTCCTCTGATTGAGGTGGAAACCCCACAGGGCAACACTGCGCAAGCGAAAGCAGCGTAATCGACTGAGCGAGGAGACCTGAGAGGGATGCGACAGTCAGGACACGACGAATAAATAAAGGTCGTGAGGGAATGCCGAAGAGCTTCCCCGCCGGGGGTTACAGTTTGTAACCGACTGGTCACAAAAGTAACAGAAAGGAATTACATTACGGTCTGCGACAAGGTATCTATGCCAGCGAATGGCGGTACTACTTGCAGATTTATGAGGCCACGTGCCTTACAACCGCCTACTGTCCAATTGGGCAATAGTGGCATCGATCCCCCAGCGCAAGTGCCGCAAAGGGATATCATCGATGCGCAGATGGCGTACTTCGGTAAAAATGCCAGTGCCGAAGAACAGTTGATCACAGAAAGACTGGCTGCGTGATCAACGAGCAGGTGATCCTAAAATATTTATTTGACTTGTGGGATCATCGTTTTTATGAAGTAAATTAGGATGACGGAGATTTGGGCGTATATGAATGGCCTTAAGTTCAAGATAACACCTATGGCGAATGTCAAGGTCTTCATCCGGGACTTTTTGGACTCCCTGTTTTCCAAGTTTTGCTTGGTTACGATAGGTACCACGGATTTCATACATGATTTCAAATTCACGTCTTTTTACAACGGAATATGGAATAAGCAATTTGCAGAACTCCCTTATCCTGTAGATGGGACAGTACCATCGCCAAATTGGGCGACGGACGACTCCCGATTTCTTATCGGTAGGGATGGAGCGAATGATTCCTTCAATTCTTTCTTGAAGCCAATTAAGAAGATTTTGGTCGGTATTCGTGACTGCAATATAAGTTTGGTAAATGGGGCTTTTACAATCTCTGGATCGCGTAATGGGCCTAGAAATGTGAATAGTACCTTCTCCATCCATGATTCCGGCAAGATAGCCAATTTCATGCTCGGAAAGCTGTCTACCGTAAAAGTCTTGCATATGACTCCTATTTTAAATGTTTGTGAAGGAGTGTAACATATTCTTCATATTACAGGAATCATAAAAGCTAAAAATCCGCTCTGATTGACTTGGAACTCCCACAGGGACAACAAGGCGGAAGGCGAAAGCCACCGTGAGAGACTGAGGCGAGTGGACACTGAAAAGTGAAGCGACAGTCCGATCTGCAAAAATAGAATGAAATTGCAGAGATTAGCAGAAATGACTAATCCCAACGCAAGTCGTTGAGTAACAATGATGTCAAGATCAAGAGGGTGTCTTAGCTTGGGTAAGCGAACGCTTAGCCGTAGCTATGCGCCAAGCAGAGGATTTGATCCTCCGCGACTACATTGTCTCCGCAGCAAGCCAGATTATGGCCGGCGGCGGCTCCAACGGTAGAATTGTTGCCGTTGTAAAACCTTTTCTAATTGACTTGGAAGCCCGACAGGGTGATAAGGGGCAAGCGCAAGCAGCCTGAACGACTTAATGAAAAGGATCACATTGCCGGAAGTGACATAGTGATATGCGAAAGTCTGACCAGCGACAATAAATAAAATCGCTGAGGCCGATCCGAAGAGGTTGGCCCGCCAGTAGGTTACAATCTGTAACCGACTGGTCATAAAAGTAACAGAAGCGGACAACCCAACCAACCTAGGAGTCTCTGACTTCTCGTTGGTGGCAACTACCCTTGATACCAATAATGCCTACAAATTCATGTCAGGCATTGAAGGTATGGACCGTTTCGGAACCGGACCAGTCCGTAGCGCTTACTTTATGTTAAGCTCTACCGAACTGCAGTCTGACTTCGACGGTCTCGTTGGTGCGGGATTCCTTAGCCAATGGAATTATCCCACCAATGCTACCGCTCTGCCCTCAGAGTACGGCTCAGTATTCAACATCAGGATACTTGCCAGCTCCGAGGCCCCAGTAGCGAGAGCATCGAGTGCTAAAGGCTCTGATGTCTACTACAACACAGTAGTAGGCAAACAGGCAGTCACGCACATAAATCAGGATGGATATTCCATGAACCTGATTTATCGCGATCCCTACTATTCTGGAATGCTTGCGCAAAACGCAACGCTTGCGGTGAAGTTCGCCCAGGCGCAGGCGATCACGCAAGATACAGCTATTAGAAACCTATTAAGCACACGCTTAAGCAACCTGGGAGTATAATATGGCTGAATATTCTAGATTAGCTAAGGGCAGTTTCACTGCTGCAAATGCGAACGCGGTGGTTACGCTTCCATTTGTTCCTGACTATGTCGAATTGTGGAATTTGACGAACATTAAAGCTTCTCCGACAAACCACAAGGTATGTCGGGCATGGTGGGATAATAATTTGCTCGATGCTGCATCGCCAAAGAATAACCCAACCATGATTG